ATTTGGAAGTATTATGAGGAGAAGAGACTACATCGTGCCCGTCTAAGTCCATAAATAACTTTGTTCGTATATCCTGACATCTATACAATTTCTAATAATGGCAACTTATCCTGTAATTAATAAAGTAACTGGTGAGCAAAAGGAAGTAGTTCTTAGTGTTCATGACTGGGACCAGTGGAAAAAAGACAATCCCGACTGGGATCGGGATTGGTCAGATCCTTCAACTTGCCCAGGTTCTGGGGAGATTGGTGATTGGCAAAACAAGCTAGTTGCCAAAAACCCTGGATGGAATGATGTTTTGGGACGTGCGGCAAAAATGCCTGGTTCAAGAGTAAAGAAAATCTAGTATGGCAAGAAAAAGAAGAGCAGAACAACCAATTGGAATTGGACTTACAGCAAAACAAATGAAGAGGAAAAAACCTCTCAATTTTGATCTTCTGATAGATATTGATCCTCTCACAGAAAATCAAAAGAAGTTTTTTTCGTCATTTAAGGAGGGAAAGTCGATTGTTGCCTATGGGTGTGCAGGTACGGGTAAAACATTTATAACCCTATACAATGCACTTAAAGAAGTTCTTAATGAAAGGAGTCCATATGAAAGGGTTTATATTGTTCGTTCTTTAGTTCCTACTAGAGAAATTGGATTCCTTCCTGGTGATCATGACGACAAGTCTGCACTTTACCAAATCCCATATAAGAATATGGTAAAGTATATGTTTGAAATGCCCTCAGATGCAGAATTTGAAATGCTTTATGGGAATCTTTGTGCTCAGGATACAATCAAATTCTGGAGTACTTCATTCCTTAGAGGTGTGACCTTGGATAATGCCATCATCATTGTTGATGAATTTCAAAACTTGAATTTTCATGAACTTGATAGTATAATGACAAGAGTTGGAGACAACTCAAAGATTATGTTCTGTGGGGATGCTACTCAGACAGACTTAATCAAAACGAATGAAAGAAATGGAATTGTTGATTTTATGAAAATTCTAAGAAACATGTCATCTGTTGATATTGTTGAATTTGGAATTGATGATATTGTCCGTTCTGGATTCGTCAAAGAATATATTATTTCAAAACTAGAAGTAGGTATGTAATGTTTCAACATGTTGATATTTCTCTTCCCCAACTTGAAAGGGAAACTATTGATGGAGTTCGGTATTATAAAGTTCCCTCTGACGATGAACTAATTAAACTAGTATCAATCACTTCAGTCACTAGTCATTTTAATAAGCATATTTTTGAAAACTGGAGGAAAAAAGTTGGGGAAGAGGAAGCCAACAGAGTGACCAAGCAAGCAACCAATCGTGGCACTGATATGCACACACTGGTTGAACACTATCTTCAGAATAATGATTATGATTCTGAAGTTCTTCCGATTTCCAAATTTCTCTTTCAAATTTTAAAACCAGAATTAAAAAAGATAAATAATATTCATGCTCTTGAAGGAGCATTGTATAGTAAAAGGTTAGGAATTGCTGGCACTGTAGACTGTATTGCAGAATATAATGGTGAACTAGCAATTATTGATTTTAAAACATCAAAGAAACCCAAACCAAGAGAATGGATTGAGCACTATTTTGTTCAGTGCATGGCTTACGGATGTATGCTATATGAACTCACAGGAATTTCTGTGAAAAAACTTGTAATTTTAATGTCCTGTGAAAATGGAGAATGTGTAGTTTATGAAGAATATGACAAATCAAAATACATCAGATTACTCTCCGAATATATTGGAAAGTTTGTTAGAGATAAATTGGAACTCTATGGAACAAAATAAAGAAGAAAACTTAGAAACAGCAATAGAAAACAAATTTATGACCCCTTCAAAGTTTGCTTTGGAGATTGAAAAGATCGTAATCGAAGAAAAACTCAATTATATTGATGCAATAATTTCATATTGTGAATATAATAATCTTGAGATTGAATCAATCACTAAACTTATTTCAAAACCACTTAAAGATCGACTTAAGTGGGATGCTATTCAATTAAACTTTATGAAAAAAACAACCCGTGCTAAACTGCCTATTTGATATTCATTTTATTGTATGGTAAAAGTGACTCCTTTTGAAACTTATCAAACTTATCTTTCACTTAAAAGTCATTTTACAAATAGTAAATATGACTTTTTTAAGTATGGGGGAAAATCAAGAGCAACTATTGCTTCCTTTAATAAAAGGAAAGACAAGTACTTCTTTGAAAAAACCAGTCGTAAAATGTCTGATGAGCAAATCATCGAATATTTTGTGTCAAATTTTGTTTCTGCAAGTGATCCATCCAAAATTTGGATTGGTGAAATCATAACCTCTGGTGAAAGAACTTATACTGACTGGAAAAGAAGGCAGCAAAGTATGAGTTATGTATTTAAGGAAGAATCTGAAAAGTTATTTGAAATGACTAACTTAGATGATATCTTTAAATGTACTAAAGGGCATCCTCTAGTGCTTAAGAAATTTTTGGGTGGGGAAATTTCTCCTGAAACTATGGTAATCTATGATAAAGTATTCTCTTTTGTAAAAGATTATGATAAGAAACTTTCGGATCCTGTGTGGGAAACCGTAAGTTTAAAACTTAAAAAATATTCTTCCTTTCTAAATATCGATGTGTTACAGTACAGAAAAATTCTGAGGCAAATCATAAATGTCTAATTTCTTTGATTCTGATATTATTCAGAATGAACTGAAGAGTATTAATGTTCTTCAGGAGGACATTTATAAGAATGTCCTGAATTTTGGCTATATGAGTCGTGAAGAAAAACTAAAACACATCGAAAAATTAAATACACTTATAGAAAAACAAAAGATTATGTATACTCGTCTTTCACTTTCCGATGACCCAAAAGCATTGGAAATGAAAGAGAATATAAAAAAATCAATTTCAATTATGGGGTTTTCCCCAGACACAAACATTAATACTTTATTTGATAGTATGAAGAAGACGATTAATTCCCTCAAGGAAAATCTTGATTGATCCCTTGACAACCGATCTTACATCTGCTATACTATCCAAGTAATCCAACAAATCCAATTTATCCGAGGTATCCAATGTCATTTTCCGATCTTAAAAAGCAATCTAAACTTGGTTCACTAACTGAAAAACTTGTGAAGCAAGTTGAGAAAATGAATAATTCTGCTGGTTCTGCAGATGATCGTCTATGGAAACTTGAGTGCGACAAAGCTGGAAACGGTTTTGCAGTCATTCGTTTTCTGCCAGCAGCAGAGGGTGAAGATATGCCCTTTGTTAAAACTTATTCACATGCTTTTCAAGGAACTGGTGGTTGGTTAATTGATAACTGCCTTACCACTCTCAATCAAAAGTGTCCTGTTTGTGAGCACAATTCCTCTCTCTGGAACTCTGGAATTGATGCAAACAAAGAGGTTGCACGAAAGCAAAAACGCAAACTGTCTTATATTTCCAACATCTATGTTGTAAAGGATCCAGCAAATCCTGAAAACGAAGGTAAAGTCTTCCTGTTTAAGTACGGTAAAAAAATCTTTGATAAGATTCTAGAAGCAATGAATCCTGAGTTTGAGGATGATGCAAAAATCGATCCCTTTGACTTTTGGACTGGTGCAGACTTTAAACTGAAAGCAAAGAATGTTGCTGGTTATCGCAACTATGATTCTTCATCCTTTGCTCCAATGTCAGTTCTTCACGGTGATGATGAAGTTCTGGAAGCAATTTGGAAGAAACAGTATTCTCTAAATGAGTTTGTCGATCCAACCAACTTCAAGTCATATGAAGATCTCAAGAAGCGTCTTGATAGTGTTCTAGGCATTCAAGGTTCTACCTCCCGTCCTCGTCTTGACCCTGAAGTTGAAGATGAAGATGAAGGTTCCGCACCTCCTCTAACTGATGAATTCCGTAGTGAACTCAACAGTCTTAGTTCTTCTCTTGAAGATGATGAAGATCTATCATACTTCGCACGACTTGCCGAAGAGTGATTAATTAATCAAAGTCCCCCTAGGGGGACTTTTTTTATGCCAACTCTTGAGTAATAACTTCAGTTGGATTTGGCCTTTCAAAAGTTGATCCATAAGGTATAGAAGTTCTTAGATTTTCAGTTCTAATAATAAGTTTTCCATCACTATCTCTAACTGTTTGAGATGATTTTTTATATTTCATAATACTTCTAGTATCTCTTATGAATTGTTGTAGATATTGTGGTTTTAAAACATATATCGATCTTTTCTTATTATTTTCTAGAATTTCATAACCATAATTTGTTACTGGATTGGTTATATCAGTCTTAGTTACATATGTATTTTGGTAATCATCAAAAAATGTTACATATGATGTTTCAGTCGAATCGTAATTTACATTGATAGAAGTGGTTAATGATGGCCCACTATCTTCAAGAACAATATTAATTTTAAATGTTTTTAAATATCCATCTTCTGCAATGTATGATAAAGTATCTACATATGTGCCTTCATTCAAATTTTCAAGTTTTTGTAAACTAACATCATATGTCCATGTTCCACCATATCCAATATTTAAATCTTGATTAATTGAAAATTCACCATAGTTATTCGTATTTTTGATTGTTGATGTATCAAGAATGTAGAGATTTGACTTTACATTAAATTGAGTAGTACTTACTCCAGAGTTTGGTGCTGCAAAGAAATCTGTTACTTGTATTTCACCCGTTCCAGATTCATATGATGGTGATGGTATTTGTATAATTTCACTTATATTTTTATCACCTTCTAATATGATTCTTCCATTAGAGTCTTTTTGTTCTCTTGTTACAAAATGATGAATTCCATAAAGTTCTTCACCATATTTTGCAAAAGCATATCTGTAAACATCAGAATCTGAAATTGGCCAATCGTTTTTTATATTGGTAATTCCTGCAGTTATTAAAACCACCCAATCATATTCAGCACTACCATAAAGTTCTTCTGCAACATTATCGGGTCTATATCCATCAGGTATTTGATATTTTTCAAATACGATTAATGGGTTGATGATATCATCTCTTAATTTGGCTTTTCTGAATAAATTTTTAACTCTTACATACTCAGAAGAACTAGTTCTTTCTGGTAAAAATGACAGATATTCGATATCTGGTAACTCTGAAAAATATGCCATTAGTATCCGACTCCCAGTTTTCCTTTTGCTTCTATAGTATAATCTTCTTGATAAATTGGAGTAAGTTCTCTAAAAGCAAGAGTTAATATCATTGATACTGGAGTACCGTCATGGTAAGTTGCATATCCACTATCACTTAGGTCTAAACTCAATCCTTCTAATGCACACAATTTAAAAGTATTTAGAAATGGGTGCGGTTCTGTTCCTCTCATATATTGAATATCGAATAGATTGGGAACACCAATAAGAACTGCATTTCCACTAGAAATTGCATTTTTCTTTGGACTCATATTAATTTTTAAATATCTAACGATTTCTTTAATCCTATCACTTTCCTTTTTTTCTCTGGGTGTTAATTGAAATT